CCACCAGTAGCTGGTATGTTATTGTTTACAGCTATGGAAGCTCTTGTACTAGCTACTAATGATGAATTTAAACCTGATGTGTCTGTATTTACATTTATAGATTGTATACTTCTTAAAGTATTTGAATTTACATTATGTGAAAGACCACCACCATATCTATATGTGATTGTCAATTGAGTATTAGATGGCGCTTGTCCATACGCTTTTGTTGATAAAAAGTTAGAAGGATCAAAAGCAGTATTTAAATAAGTTGGAGAGCCAGGTAAAGATGAACCCACACTATCAGGATTTGGAATTATCTCTTCATCAGGGCTATCCGATGTTCCAGCACCAAACCTTAATTCAGTTTTACCATCTTCTCTAATAAATGTTGTAAATCGTCTTGTTGTTTTTACTAACTTTAGCAAGTAAGGTGCTTGGTCTGCATAAGAATATAAATCATCATCATTTTCTTCTGTATTTTGCATATCATCAAACACTGTATCTTGCGCTAGAAAAGGAACTTCGTACCAACTATTACCATCACTATCCGTACAAGAAATTATTTCTGTTATGTTAGAATTTGCTAAAGCTATTCTTGTATACTTTTCAGCCGTGTTAAATGTAAAAAATTCCTCAGCTATTGTACCGCTACTAGCTTTAACAGATTTTTTTAATAAGTAAGTTACAGGAACATTATTAGAACTTTCATAGATACTAATATCTAAAGGATCGTAAGAACTTGAAAATTTAAAATTACAATCTTCTTGCGTAATAAATGTTATACCTGTATCTGAAGTAACTTCCATTCCAGATTTGATTACCATAGAATATCTTAAATCAGGCACTGTGGTGTAACTACCACCTGCGCCAGCTGATAATGCAGGTACTGTTTGAAATACATCTAAATCTGTGACGCCTGGCGAAGATAATTTTGGTTTGTATCCTAACGACTGAGCCATATTGTATACAGTTCTTTTTTCTTCAGCAAAGGCTAATAAACTTTCTTTAAATTGATTATCTATATAGTAAGAAAGTACATCTCCAACATAAGATGCCATTTCTATAAACATCATACCTGGTGATGATTCATTAAAATCATTATATTCTTTTGGAAAATATATTTTAGTAAATTCAATCAGATTGTCTTTAAAAGATGTAAAATCTTTATTTAAGTATCTAACTTCCTTTACTGATTTTTTAGGTGTAGAATATGGCATTACTCATCTCCATTAAATTATTTGTACTGCTTCATAGTTTCCAAAATCTAATGCCAGTTGTTCTTCTTCACTAACATCTGTAGCTAAACTAAATCTAATAGAAACATTTACAATATTTTGATTAGCTTCAGAAAAGAGACTTTTTATTTCTATAATATTTACAAATGGTAAAAATTCATCTATAGCTGAAGTTATAGCTTCTTCTATCGCACTTTCTACATCACCCTCTTTTTCAAATAACACTCTTCTCAAATCACAACCAAATGTGGGATTACCTAACCTCTCACCTTTGTTTGTTGATAGAAGATTTTTGATATTAGATCTTGTTTGCTCTAAAGAAGTTTTAGTTCTATTAAAGAATCCCGAATTACCATATGTTAGTGGTAATTCTATTCCAATATAAGTATCTGGATCTAAATCGTTTTGAAGTGCTCCCATTATTTATTGTCTCTCTTTTTTAAAGCTTTCATCACTCCACTATAATCTTTAGTCAAATCTTTCATTACTTCTTGTACTACAGGATTTGATGTGTCAGCACCTGCTGCTTGTGCAGTTTGTACTGCGGCTACTTCTCTTCTAACTTTCTTATCACCGCCCATCATATTACCATATCCCATAGCCTCAGCCATTTTTGTACTATCAAATGTTCCACCACCCATTGTCGGATACTCATCCATTTCTTGAGGATTGTTTGCTGTCTCATTTAAAATATCATTTAACACTGGATTGTTTGTGTATGTGACTTTTTTCTTCGGTTTTGGTTTTCGTTCAGGTAGAACTTCTATAACTGTATCCTCTACTAATGTAGACTTTTGAGCCATAGATTTCATTCCTTCCTTAATAAATATCTGCTTAACCTCTTTTTGTACTTCTTGTCGTACTATTTCTCTGATTAAACTTATTATTTTTTTAGTGTTTGCCATAGTAACTCCTGTTTTATATAAATATGCTAACTTAGCATCTTTTTGTTTTCTTCAGCAATTCTTTTTTGCGCTGCTCTTCTTGCTTTTTCTTTTCTAATTTTATTTCTTGTTCTTGTAAAAAATTTATCAAAATTGTCTAATATCTGTGGTGCAACATTTAATTCATCTCCTATATCTTTTATTTCTATTTTAAGTCTATCTATTATAAATTTTTGAGCAAATGCTATAGCTGCAGCTGCTGGATTTAAAGCCGAACCAATAGTAGAAGCCTTCTCTGTTGCTTCAGCAGCTTTTCTGCCTGAATCAAAGGATAATCGGATAGATTTAATTCTATCTATTGCATCTGAAACTTTTTGTTTAGCATCTTTAGCTTTTTCTATACTTACTTCAATTTCATTCACCGCCCCATCAGCTGCTTCACTTCCATTTCTATAAAGAGTTAGAGCGTTGTCTACTTTCTTATCTAATTTTTGTTTTTCTTTTTCAATAGAATCATCTATAAGTTTCTTTAATGCGTCTGATGCTTTACTCATAATTATCCTTCTGTTTGAATATTTGGAACTTCTGTTCCTAAATCTTCTTTATCATCAGCTATGAACACTGTTTTGCTAGATATTTTTGGTAATTGTTTTTGTTTAAGCACACCCAATTCTTCATTTAAAGTTTTAGCTGCTGCTCCTATTTGTTTTGGGTCTGATGATTTTTCTAACGTACTTAAAAAATCTTCTAAACTATCAAACACCCCTTCTAATAATTCTTCCAATTCGTTACTTTTTACCACACTATTAATAGCATCAGGATCTCCTAAATTTATAGCTCCGCCTGATTCACCACCTGCTCCTATATTAATTTCATAGTTAGAAGCTAAATTTATATTTCTTGCAGCAAAAATATGTATGTCACTATTATTACCTTTTCCATCACCCTTCGCATTAAAAACTAATTTATCAGAATTTAATGTAATCATATCTCCGCTCATAGAATTTCCAGCAACAAGTGGTGGCCATCTCTTTGAGTCAGCGGATGGTTCTAATGACTCTATTTCTTTTAATTCACCTGATGTCACAAAAATAGAAGAACCATCTGAGTTTATATCTTGTTCGTGTGGAAAATGTTCATCAGCCACTTTTATATCAGGAACTGATTGTCTATTTGTAATTTTTATATTTGGGTACATATACTCTTTATCACTTCCCAATCTTAATCCATTACCAAATCTACCATTAAGAGAAACATCACCTTGCTCTGAATAAATTTTTCTGTTGTATTTAGTTCTCTGTGGTAAAACCAACCCCTCACCACCTTTTCCTGTAGCTCGATTCATATTTACTTTACCATACAAATTCAATGGTGGTGCATAATACAATTTTCCATCGTGAACAGTTACATTTACCACCTCACCTTTTAGGGGATATGTTATTAAGTGGCTTGATAAAGGTTTTATAAAGCCATCTATTAAATCTCCTTCACTTTGACTATGTATAAACCTAGCCTTTATACAACCATAGAAAGACCAATCAGGAATATCTCTCAATGGATTTTGTTGTTTTATTTTAGGAAGATTATTTGAATCAATTAGAACTTGTTCAACAATCGCAGGTTCTATTTCATAAAATTCAGAACTGTCATCTATATTATCTTTTAGTATTCTATATACATCTGAATAAGTGGTAAATCCTACATTTTCTGTTTCTCTATTTAAAGTTAAACTTGAATTACGAAATGCCATTAGTTCTCAACTCTTTTAATATCTTCTTGTATCTCATCTGAATGACTTTGTAAGTCTGTAGCAGCATCTTCTATTGCTCCCATAAGTTGTTCTTTTTCAGCTTCAGATAAACCGAACTCTTCTTCAGAACCACCTTTAGATTCGGAAGCTATTATACGTTGTACTATAGCGGCTACCTTTACTAATTGGTCATCATTTTTTACATTGATTTCTAAGTACTCTTTCAACATAGGAATAATCTGCACAGCCGTATCGCCGTCTTTTATAAAGCCAGTAACCTCTTTCATAAGAACTTCTAATTGAGTTTTATTTCTTGTCGTATTGTCGTATATATCTTTGAATAAATCAGATAATGATTTACCATCAAATATTTCATAGTCATTAGCCATAATGTACCTCTTTATTGTAAAAAATTTAGATTTGTAGTTATATATAAATATTGATGTTTTTAACTTTTAATAAATATATATTAAATTTAATAAAGGGCACAAAAAAAGGGAGTTTTTACTCCCTTTTTTTTATTGATTCTCTCTCATAAGAGAACCTGTGTAACTCACATCAACCATACCAACCTTATCAAATTCGGATTGCAACCTTTTATTATATTTCTTCATAACATTTATGATTCGAGTGATATGCTGTGTGTTTGATCCTGTCATCTCACGGATAAGAATATAAAGAGCTTTCTTATTAAAGTTCTCTATATTCTCTTTTATACGGAATATATGTAAAACTGCATCAGCAACTCTGATGTCTTTGTCTCTACGGAAGATGTTAGTTAGGTTTGTATCCCAAAACCTATGTAACTCATCTATAAATAAAACCGACTTTTCAGAAGTTTCTGATGTGGAATTCTCACCCATAAGATTTCTTTTGTAATCTAATACCTTCATTTCAGAATGTATCTTACCCATTTTATAGTTCTTATTGTTATTAAGGATAAGATAGTTCTTAGCTACAATACTAAAGTAGGAGAATGCTTTACCCTTACCCTCTTTAAATTTGTGCATATTCATAACTAAGAATGAGACTACTTCGTGTTTTACTTCAATAGAACCCACATCAAAGTAATAAAACTTAAATGTATGAATAATATTCTCAGCCAACTTATCAAAAGCAGCTCGAATATGTTCATTGTAAATTTTATTTCTTACATTTGCATCATCCGTTTTATTGTATAGGATAATAGCATCTTCAGTTCCCTGATTGAAGTAATAATTTTTACCTTTCTTCTTTCTTTTCCTTTTGACAGGAGGTTTCTTTTTTGTTGCAACTTTTGTTGCCTTTGCTATTTCTGAACCTGATACTGTTGCTGTTGTAGCCATTATTGCTCTTCTCCTTTGAACCTATCTAACTGTTTGATTGTGTTTTTTATTTCATTAAAGATTACGCCGACCTCATCATCTGCTTCAAAATAACCTTTGTAATCTAATTTTTTTAAATCTATATTTACTTTATTAACTGTATTGATAAAATCTTCTACCCAATTCTCTAATAATTCTAACTTTCTAATTACATTCCATATTCCATAACACGAAGTTACGAATAAAAGTGATATAATTACAAGACTTATTTCTAAAAACATTTACTTATCTCCAAATAATTCTTCAAAAAGATCTTGTGATTTCGCACTTAACTTTGGTGATTGCTTAGGTTTCTCTTCGGTAGTAACCGCTTTCTTAAAGTTGTTACTTACTTCTTCATCTTCCCTTTGCCACTCATCAAACTCAATGTGTGTCGCCATCATATCTGCTTGGTGAAGTATGTACGCTATATTGCTTTTTAAACTCCAATCGGGGTTGTAAGACATATAGTAAGATTTGTTCGCTTCTTCGTACATACCATCAGTTAATCGTAATCCGATATACTCCCATTGTGACATCGTAATACCGAAGTGATTTAAAATAAAAATAGCTCGGTCGGTGACTGTCATATATTGGAGATTCGGATTGTGTTTAAAGATTTCGCCTCTATTCTTACGATGCCATTCGGAGTCTTGTGGGATATAATAATCTTGATTTAAGTCACCTACTTTACCTAAGTCGTGGTGCATCGCAGCGAATATGAGTTCTTCATCGGTAAAGTTAATCATAGCGCCATTAGACTCCCACAGCTTTTTAATTTGAATAGCACAATCAGTTACGTGTAGGACGTGTTCTACATAACCACCAATCATAGCGTTATGGTAGGCAGCTTTTCCGCTTGCTGGCGCTGTAACCATCCTATCTTCAAAGTACTTATACATCTCTAAGAGTTTGTCTTTACGCTCTCCCTCAAATGTATCCTCAATAAGTTTCATTAACTTATTCCAATTATCTACTATCTGTTGTTCTGTAAGTTGTTTCATTACTGACTCCTAAATCTTTCAAACCAATTATTGAATTCATCCATTCGGAAAAATACTCTTCTACTAATTTTAAAGTAAGGTAGCCCTTCTTCTAACATCCATCTTCTGAGTGTGGATTTACTTATACCAAGTGTTTCAAGAATTACCTTCCTATCCATATACTCCATATCTTTAGAATATTTTAGAGTTGGTTTTCTGACAAGATCTTTTTCTGTAAGTTGTTTCATTTATCTAACCTCATATCTGTTTTTTGTAAATTTAATTGTTGATTCTGTTCTAAGTCTATTTCTGTATGGACTAAAGGAAATCCGCACACCCCAACCAAGATAATCTAATATTTCTTTTTTAGTAACCGATTTTCTTTTGTGTATGAAATCTACGATTTTATGATAAGACTCACTCTTATCTCCAATCATATCGAACTTATCAGGTTGTAAGAAATCCCACCCATTAAACCAATCCGGCACTCTACTAGCCCACGGAAATTCTTCTATCTTTGTTTTGAGATAAGCCTTAGCTTTATCTACGCTTCCATCATCATCTAATGCTCCATTTATCTTTTGTAAGAATTCATCTTTACCATTGTATAATAATGGATAGTCACCACCAACCATTTCAGGATAGCATAATTTATTTGGTAAGATATAAGGAACACCCATACTGAGTGAATCTGTAGTTGATATAGACCAAGCTGAATACTTTTGGAATGTTCCAACACCAACATGCATTGAACGGATAAAATCTAAGTACTCATCTCTGTCACTTATTTTTACACGTTTAGCATATGGTCTATCTAAATCAGCTAGTGTAGTATAAACAGTGAAGTCTTGCCTTTGCTTGTAAAGTTCATCCATTCTATCTATAAACCAAGTCCAACCTGTATAGTAATTGTCTCTATGATTGAAGATGATGGTTTTCTTTTTGGTTGGAACTTCTACATTATTTATTTTATCTATACCTAAATAATGTGGTTGTATAATCTCATCTAATTTAGAAATGGTTTCTTTATTGTACCACTCTTTAGCTTTTTCTAATACTAATTCTTTTAACCAAATACTATTTACGCCACACTCTTCCATCTCAAGCATACCATTATAGTTGTCCATAAGCATACGCTTACTATAGTTAGTGTTTTCATTTACCTCATACCAATGACAATAACCAACATACTTAGGTGTGATATTAGTATCATTTTCTAATAGGTTAGT